ATGCGAAGCTGACGGCCTCGGACGCCATCGACGCGGGGATCATAGCGTCGGAGGAGATCGAACAGGCCCAGCGGCAACTACCGGAGAATGTGTTCCGTGAGTTGTATTATGCCGAGCCGTCCGACGACGGCGGGAACCCGTTCGGGCAGGAGGCTATCCGGGCCTGCATCGGGGACGTCTCCGGCGATCCTCCGGTCGTCTACGGGGTCGACCTGGCGAAGTCCGTCGACTGGACGGTCGTCGTCGGCCTCGACGAGACCGGGGCCGTCTGCCGGTTCGACCGGTACCAGTGGCCGTGGGAGGAGACCGTGCGGCGGCTGGCCCAGGAGATCGGTGCCACGCCCGCCATCGTGGACTCCACCGGGGTCGGCGACCCGATCGTCGAGCGGCTCCAGCGGGAGCTATCGAACGTCGAAGGCTATCACTTCTCCTCGTCATCCAAGCAGCACCTGATGGAGGGGTTGGCGATGGCGATCCAGACCGGGGAGGTGCGGTATCCGCAGGGCGTGATCGTCTCCGAGCTGGATGTCTTCGCCTTTGAGTACACCAGGACGGGCGTCCGGTACTCGGCCCCGGACGGGATGCACGACGACTGCGTGATGGCCCTGGCCCTGGCGGTATATGGCCGGACGGGTGTGCCGGGAGTCGGGGTATGGTAGATACCACCTCAACCGCAACCAACGGCCTGTATGCGCGATCTGTTAACGGATACGCCGGGGCATGACGGAGGAGTGCAAGGAACTCCGGTGCCAGGGCTGCGGGAAGTTACTCGCGGAGAAGGCCGCGTCCGGTACGGTGATCGTGTGCAGCCGGTGCAAGACCCGGAACGAGGCTATCACATGAAACCATATTACGAGGACGACGCGGTGACCATCTACCACGGGGACTGCCGGGAGATTCTGCCGACGCTGCAGGCTAGCGTACTCGTGACCGACCCTCCCTATGGCATGAATTTCGTTGCTGGCGAACGTCACCATGATGGTAAGTGGACATCGCGGTGGGCCGGTACTCCAATAGTGGGCGATAGAGATTTGACAGTCAGGGATGAAATATTGGCCTGCTGGAGTCCTCGCCCCGCCCTTGTTTTTGGTTCATGGAAAACATCCGTCCCGATAGATGCCCGCGAAATGCTGGTGTGGGACAAAGTAGTATCGACTGGCATGGGAGCGTTGGACATTCCCTGGCGACCATCGTGGGAGGGGATATATGTCCTGGGACATGGGTTTGAAGGGGCTCGAGGACATGGAGTGCTCCGTTACTCACTCCCGACGCTCGCGCCAGAACGGCAGATGCACCCAACGCCTAAGCCCATCGGGCTGATGCGAGCCTTGATTGACAAATGCCCTCCCGGTACTATCCTCGACCCCTTCATGGGCAGCGGCACCACGCTTAGAGCCGCCAAAGACCTGGGCCGCAAGGCTATCGGGATTGAAATCGAGGAGCGGTATTGCGAGATAGCTGCCCAGAGGATGTCGCAATCGGTGCTGGCGTTTGACGCGGTCTGACCGGTCGTGATATCGTCGATGACAGTGGCCCGATCCGGCGCAGTGTCCGAGGCGTAACAGCCCGAACGCCGGAGGAGGTCGCTTTTGGCGTTCTGGTCTCCGCTGTTCCGCAAGCAGGCGCAGGAACTCTCGACCACCGTCCCGCTCAACCTCGACGTCGGGCAGGCGTCATACCCTGACGCCAATTACGCCAACTTCGCCTCTGAGGGCTACGGCAAGAACGAGATCGTCCACGCCTGCATCCGCGAGCTAGCGACCTCTGCGGCCTCGCCCCGGTACTACGTCCAGGCTCCCTCGGCTGAAGGCGGCTCCGTCGAGGTCGAGACCGGCCTGCTCTACGACCTGACCACCAAGCCTAACCCGTACTCCGATTGGTACTCGTTCATCGAGCGGCTGGTCACGTTCCTCATGGTGGCGGGCAACGCCTACGTGATCAAGGAGCGGGGGAGGAACGACCAGGTCTCGGCCATGTACCTCCTGCGTCCCGACCGGGTCACCATCGTCGCCGGGGACTACGGCGCGGAGAGCTACGTCTACACGGTCGGCAGCACCGAGTACGGGGTCGCCGCACGGGATATGTGCCACCTGGCCCTGCCCAATCCCGGCGGGGACATCTACGGCCTCAGTCCTCTCCAGGTCGCGGCCCGCACCGTCAACCTCGATTTGAACATGACGGCCTTCGCGAAGGTGTATTTCCAGAACGCGGGCGTCCCGTCCGGTTTGCTCAAGGTGAAGCGACGGCTGACCTCCCAAGAGGAGGCGGCGACGATCCGGTCCCGGTGGCGGTCTCAGTTCGGCGGGGTCAACAACTTCCACCGGATCGCGATCCTCGACGATGACGCCGAGTACCAGCCGATGTCGAACTCGCCGAAGGACATGGAGCTGGCGGGGCTGCACAATCTGACCGAGTCCCGCATCTGCGCGGTATTCGGAGTCCCGCCGATTTTGGTGGGGGCTAACGTCGGACTCCAGCGATCGACATTCTCCAACTACCGGGAGGCCCGTCTGGCGTTCCACAGCGAGACCCTGGAGCCGATGGTCGCCCGAATCCTCCGGTACTTCAACGCGAACCTGTTCGACGAGTACAGCACCAACGAGACCCTCGCAGTCGACTGGGCCGCGATGCGGGCCACGCTCGACGACCAGGAGGCGACGACGACCCGCCTGACGGCTTTGTTCGCGGGCGGCATCCTCACCCTGAACGAGACGCGGGAGGCACTGGGATTCGAGGCGGTCTCAGACGGTGCGCTCCGGCGCATCCCGTCATCGGTCTTCGAGGTAGCCGAGGGGCAGGCCGCTCCGGTCGCGGTCGATGCCGCTCCGGTCGAGCAGGCGCACCCGATTCTCGCGGAGATCAAGGCTCCTCGCGTTGCTCCTCGCGCCCAGATACTCCGACGCCGGATGATCGAGGAGCGGGAGGAGGAGACAGACGCGCTGAGTGCCAAGGTACTGACCCACTTCCGAGGCATCCGTAACCGGGTCGACGGCATCCTCGGGCGTCACATGGAGCGGCAGACCGCCCAGACGAAGGACTATCCGTTCGGCGTCTCCGATATGCTCCCGCCCATCGAGACAGGCAACATGGAGAGAATCCTGGAGGCGGCATATCGCCGGGTCTCGAAGCGGACGTTCGGGACGATCAACGACGTCGGCGTCGCCGGGACTCTCGACTGGTCGGACAAGCTGCCGACGGTCCAGCGGGTACTGACCCAGGCACCGACGCGGGCTGCGATGATCCACCGGACGACATCCAAGGCCATCGGACGGGCGGTGGGTATCGGTCTGGAGCGGGGTTACTCCATCGAGCAACTAGCACGGGGCGTACCGGACGACAAGTTCCCCGGTATCCGCTCGATCCTGGGCGAGACCGAGAACCGGTCGAGGCTGATAGCCCGCACCGAAATAATGAGGACGCAAAATGCGACAACGATCGGTTTTTACAGGGAACAAAATTTTGTGTACGTCCAGGCCGACGACGTGGACGGAGACCCCGACGACGATTTCGTCGACCCCGGCGACCCAGAAGGCCGGACCTGCGCGGAGCGGCACGGCAAGATATATACGCTGGAAGATGCCCAGAACATTGACGACCATCCCAACGGGACGCTGAACTGGATGCCGATGCCGAGGGGCTACACAGGGGGAGCGACATGATTCACAAGACCGTGATCGCCAGCGCGAAGGCCATCGACGAGGCCGAGGGGATCGTCGAGGCGTACACGAACACGATGGGCGTGGTCGATGCCGATGGCGACATCGTGGAGCCGACCGCCTTCGATGCCTCGATCGCCGATAATCTGCCGATACCCGTCCTGTCCGGCCATGACCAAGGGAAGCTCGTCGGGAAGGTCATCTTCGCCCAGCCCCGGCACATCGAGGGTGACGAGTACCGGCTGTTCACTAGGATGAGAATGAACATGGAGACCGAGGCGGGCCGGGACGCCTTCAGTAATGTCGCCGGGGATTACGTCCGCGAGTGGTCTATCGGGTTCAATATCCCGAAGGAATCCGACGTCGAGCAGGAGGGCAGCGATGTCTCGACGGTCGTCAGGCGCATAGCGAACCTGGACTGGGTCGAGGTCTCGTCGGTGATACGCGGGTCGTCTCCCTCCACCGAGACCGTTGCGGCCAAATCCTCGCCGGTGACGGAGGAGAAGGGCGCGATCCCGTCCCACCTGACGGCCTGGGTCGAGGACGCCTGGGACGGCAGTCTGATGCGGGGCCGCATCAAGGGCGGGGCGGCAGTCCTCCGAGCGGCCCATGCCTGGGTCGATGCCGACGGCGATCCCGAACTCAAGTCGAGCTACAAATATCTGCACCACCATGTCGGTCGCAATGGCCGAGGCGGGGCCGCGAACGTCCGGGCCATCACGACTGCCCTGGCGAACCTCAACGCCCGCAGGACGTCGATACCGGAGAACGACCGGCGCGGGGTGTACAACCACCTGGCACGGCACCTACGCGAGGCTGGCCGTAGGCCCTCCGAGCTACGGTCTGCCGATCCTCCCGACGGCTCCAAGCCCTACCCGAACTTCCACGCCTGCAGGTTGCGGGAGCCGGACGAGTTCAACGAGTTCCGCACCGGCGACTCGACCATCGGCGACAAGCCGGTCAAGGTACTGTACGGCAGAGAGATGGAGACCGGGGACTGGGCCATCGCATCATACCGATTCCCAGCCGACGATTGGACCGAGACCGAGGCCCGTGCGTTCTGCACGGATCACGACGGGATCAAATTCGAGCCAGCAACCGGCGATGACGACTCCGACGCAACGGACGAAGCCGCCTCCGACACGGCCCCTGAAGCCGCCTTGGACACGGCAGAGCGGACGTTGCGCCTACAGCGGGTCAAACTCGCTCTGCATGGAATAAACCAAACGAAGGAGTTTTGATTTGAACACTAAAGAGACGAGACAGGAGGCCAACGCCCTCCTCGGTCAAGCGGAGACGGCTCTCGCCGGCGGCAACGTCGAGGAGTTCGAGCGCATGATCGTGGACGCCCAGGCCAAGATGGAAGAGGCCGACAAGGTCGACCAGGCAGCTAGCCAGTTGAAGATTCTCCAGGGCGAGTTCTCTCGCCCGACCAACAGTGTCCCGATAGCCGACAAGGACGTCGCGGCATACGACCCGAACGACACGAGCCGCAACACGAAGGCGTCCTACAAGCCCAGTTCCTGGGTCAAGGATCTCCCCGCGATGGCCCAGCCGTTGTGGGTGCAGGAGCAGATGGGTCAGACCCAGAAGGACGAGGCCCAGTTCCAGACCGACGTATTCGTCAAGTGGTTGAGGTCTCCGTCCGACGACGTGTTCTGGAAGACCGCCAGCGCAGACGAAGTAAAGGCCATGCAGGAGGAGACGGATGCCGAGGGTAAGATAGCATTGCCCCTGTAGCTAGTAATAGCTACAGCAAACCCGGTGAATTGCGGGAAGGCTAAATCGAGAGACAAGCTAATCCGCAGCCAAGCCCAGGGAACGGCAATAGTACCTGGGACGGTTCAGAGACTAGGGGATGACCAGCCGAAGGAATAAGCCCCACCAGCGCCGGGCAACCCGAACGGGTTGATGAGATAGTCCGACCTCATGGGAAACCGTGAGAGGCCAGCAGAAATGTCTGGCCCGCCCGAAAGGGTAGTAACAAAGTGGGTTTCTTCGTACCAGAGCAGTTTATTAGCCAGACGATTCACGATCCGGGAGTGCCGGGTTCCCAGCTTCGGCCCCTCTGCACCGTGATCCGGGTGTCGTCGAAGGACGGTTACGTTCCAACGATGGGCAGCGCGACATGGGCGGCGATAGCCGAGGAGGCCGCGTACAGCGACCAGACGCCCACGGTTGGGCAGGTCGCCTTCTCGCTGGAGAAGTCCGGCGGGCTGGTCAAGGTAACGCGGGAGCTACTGGAGGACTCCGCGATAAACCTCCCGGCATTGCTAACCCAGATATTCCAAGAGGCAGCGGGCCGGTTCGAGGACGTGGGCATCATCAGCGGTAACAACACCACGCAGTATGCAGGGATCATGTCCGATTCCGACGTGGCGTTCTACACGATGGCGGGAAGCACCAGCGTGGTAGTTGCCGACCTTATCGGCACGTTCTACGCCCTGGACGCGCAGCACCGGGCGAACAGCACCTGGGTTATGAAGTCGGCGATCAACTCGCTGATCAACCAGATTCAGGTAACCGGGAACGGCGTCACTGGGATCGCCAACATCACCACCGCTCCGGCGGCGTTCATCCTGGGTCGGCCAGTGGTGGATACCGACGTCACCAGCGGATTGGGCGGGACGATCACCAGCACCGAGAAGATCGCGATATTCGGCGACTTCAGGCAATACTATGTCTTCGACAGGGTCGGATTCACAATAAGGCGTAACGAAAGCGAATTCATGAATACGGACCAGCTGGCGTTTTATGCCAACAGGCGGGGTGACGGTCAGGTCGGACTCGCGGCAGCGTTCAAGATTTCAAGAGCCGCATAACTTAGCGGCAACAAGTAGGGGGCGGGGCTTCGGCCCCGTCCCCTGGTCGGGAGGAGATTTATGCCGAAGGCACAGAGCCTGGTCAATGTCACGTTCGGGGCGACCGGGGAGGTGTACGAGATGGGCGAGGTCTACGACGTCCCTGCCGCTACCCTCAAGAAATACCCTGACTACTTCAAGAAGCAGTCAGCGAAGCCCAAGAACAAACAGGCCCAGACCCAGGAGAACAAGTAGGTGGCGACCCGTCACACATACGCGACCGCTGACGACCTACGAGACTACCTGGCCGGGACGAGCTACTCGTCCGGCTGGACGTCTGACGCGGGGTCTATCCGGCGCATCCTTGAGGCGGCGAGCCGTAGGGTCGACGACTACTGTGGCGGCGGTACGTTTGGGCCTCTCACCGAAACCCGGTATTACGACATCGGCTCCGGTGGCCTCCGGCAGTCCCCGCAGTACCAGACCGTCGCGATCACCGATGACATCAAGACCGCGATGTCTACTCCCGGCGTCGTGCCTCTGGACGGCTGGATCGTCAGCCCGACGACCGTCACGGCCTACGGCGGGACAGACCGGGCCACCTCGGAGACGTTGACCGAGGGACATAACGCGGACTTCTTTTTGATGCCCTACAACTCCTCGCCGAAGACGATCCTGAAATTGAACGAGGACACGACCAAGGGCCTCGACGCGGGCCAGCAGACCCTCTCGATCCTCGGCTCCTGGGGCTACACCGCCGACACGGTCAGCGTGACGACCGCCGACGCCATATCGTCCACGACAGCGACGTCCGCGTCGGTGACGTCTGCGACCGATCTCGGCCCAGCGCAGACCATCCTCATCGACTCCGAACAGATATATATCACGGCCATCTCCGGTAACACCCTCACGGTGGAGCGAGGCGTCAACGGCTCGACGGCGGCTACTCACAGCGGAGGGGCGTCCCTCTACCGGTACGACTATCCCGAACTGGTCGTGCAGGCGTGTCTCGACCTGTCGAAGATAGTGTTCCGAGACCGCGACCTGGGAGCCGTCACGACTATAGGCTCCGGCGACGCGGCGATCACGTCCGCCGCCGGGGAGATCAACTCTATCCTGATGACCCTCGGCCAGTACCGGGTGACCGGCACCAGTAACGGGGTGTTCTTCTGATGGTGGCGCCGACCACGACGTTCAAGGTCAAGGGGCCGATATTCGACAAGCCCCAGAAGGTCAGCCAAGGATTCACCGAGGCGGTCAATCGGGGGCTGCTCGATCTGGTGATCATCGAGGGCAGCAACAGGGTGAAAGAAGACCTATGGGGACCGACATCTGCCGAAGCCTACAAGAAATCAACGCCGAGCCAGAGACACGGTGCGAAGACCCGAACTCTGAAGCGGGCGGTATTGGGGAGCGTCCCCGAGGACGGTATCGGGCAGATTGACGCCGGAGAGCATCAATACAGGGAAAACCTGAACTATGCCATCAAGGTCGAAAGGCTCTATGGGATGTTTCAGAAAGTCTATGACCGTATCAACAATAATCCGAAGATGTACGAGGACTATATCGGGGACGCCCTGATCGAGGCGTTCGCTTGAGCCGGTCGGGGGCGTTGGCCCAGATCGACACCCTCCTGGCGGCGATCTCCGACCCTGCCTTCGTGGCGGTCTATCGCGGGGAGCCGCTGGCGATATCAGGGACTCCGGTCCTGGCCTTCTGGTTGACGGGCCGGACCAGCGACTTCGAGACCCTGGGCGATATCGGGTCGCGGGTAACAGTCATGGTGCGGGCATATTTCAGGATGCAGGACTCACCAGACGTGCGGGAGAGCATCGAGGAGGAGGTCTGGGACGCGATGTACCAGATCGACAGCCAGCTCCGCTCGGACGCCGACCTGGGCGGCAACGTGACCGACTCCTCGGTCGGGGCCGCGACCGTCGGCTACACCAACATGAGCGGCGGGGTGTTCCGCACGGTGTCAGTCCCATACGAGATGGAGCTTTACGGCGAGGTCACGATCACGCCGTAGCGGCCCCAGGATGGCCGGAGAGCGTTGTGAACATGGAGGACGTGTATGGCTAAGACGAACGGATTGAACGTCCGGCTCTATGTCGAGGGCTATGACCTGTCGGGCGACGCGAATGCCTTGTCTGGCATGGGCTACACCAATGAACTCCTCGACGTGACGACTCTCGATGTATCGGCGCGGAAGCGGATCATCGGGATAGTAGACGGGGAGATCAGCGTCGATGCGTTCTTCGATGCCGCCTCCTCCCGACAACACGCGGTCTGGACATCCAACAGCGGCAAGCTCCCTACGGCTGATCAGGAGGTTCTCGTTCCGATGGGGTCAGCGGTGGGCGATCCGTGCGTCGGGCTAGTGTCGAAGGAGGGAAGCTATACGGTGACCCGGTCTCCCGGCTCCGCGATAGCGGCGAACGCCACCTTCTCGGCCAACGGCTCTGGCCCTGATTTCGGTGTCATGCTGACCGCCCATGACGACACCCATTCGTCGGCTGGATCTGGAACGGTAATGGACGGTGGAGCGGCAACATCGAACGGCGGGGCCGCGTATCTCCAAATCTTCAGCCTTGCTTCTGGCAGCGTCACGGTAAGTGTTCAAGAATCCACATCTAGCGGTGGATCATATACAAACATAGTTAATTTCTCGACTGTCGCTGCTGCTGCCGCCCCGACATCGGAGAGGTTGGCGATGACCGGCACGGTTGCCCGGTATCTGAAGGTCACAACGACGGGGACATTCTCCAACGCGAAGATTGCGGTGGGATTCACGCGACTATAGGAGGTCGAAATCATGGCGAAGCAGACTGGTTTGGGCGACTACCTTGCGGTGGACGACTCCGGCGGGACCGCTAGGGACATCAGCAATGACATCGGGGACTACGGGATAAACATCGCGCAGGAGCTTGTTGAGACCACCGGCCTGGACAAGTCGGCGCGGGAACGGATCACGGGCATGAGTGACGGAGACGTGTCCCTCAACGGGTTTTTCAATGCAGCGTCGAACAAGTCGCACGATGTATTCAAGACCCGCACCGGGACTCGGACGTTCGACTTGCGGGTCGGCGGGAACTCCTCAAGCAACCCGAAGCTGGCGATGGAAATGCAGGTGGCGAGTTACGCGATCACCAGGGGATCGGACGGGGCATTGACCTGGAGCGTAACCCTGAACCTCGCAGACGGCACCGTCCCGGCATGGTCGACAGTCTAGTGGTAGTCCAGAACGTCAACGGGGTCAAGCCCTTCGTCATCCAGAGGCGTCGGGCGATCCTAGTGTTCTCGGAGCCGGAGTATTCCGGTATCCACATCGAGGCCCGGTTAGACGTCGATCTAAAGACTTTCCTCGATCTCCAGAGTCTGGCCGGAGCTACTGATTCCAACCCGGACGATCTCCGGTCGGCGTTCAGCATGTTCGGGGACGAGATATTGTCTAGCTGGAACCTCGAGGATGAGGACGGCAGGGTGCTGCCGGCAGATGCGTCGGGGTTCCTGTCTCTCCCTCCTACGCTGGCAACGAAGGTGTTGGGCGCATGGACGGAGGCGGCAACGACGCCGGGGGAAGACTCAGCCTCGGAATAGCCAGATGGCTGGCTGTCCGGGGCGGGACGTATCAGGACGGTCGCCCGATCGTGAAGCCGACCGAGTTAGAATTGGCCGAGATCGTCGACGGCATCTGTCAGAGATATAGCTGTCTGCCGTCCCAGCTAATGGCCGAGGATGTGGGGATATTGCGGATGTTGGCAATCGTGAGCGAGGGCAAGGCGGAGGATAAGAAGAGTGGCTAACACCGTCACCATAAAGGTCGACGCCGATACGAAGCAGGCCGAGAAGTCCGTCAAGGGCATGGGCGATAAGTTCCGGTCTGCGATGAGGGGCGTCGCTAAGGCTGCCGGGGGCCTGACGCTGGCCGCTGGAGCGGCGGCGAAACTGGGCCAGGAATACCAGGAGGCCACGAACACGATCGCCGCTGGCACCGGTGCGAGCGGGGAGCAACTGGAAGGGCTGACCCAGTCTTTCAAGGACGTCTGGGCCGAAGTTCCGCAGGACGCGGCGGCAGTGTCTGCCGCGATCGCGGACATCAATACCGAGATGGGCTTGGAGGGCGAAGCCCTGGAGGATGTTACGAAGGCGTTCCTCGACGTCTCGCGAGCGATGGGCGAGGATGTCGGGCCGATGATCAAGTCGGTCGCCGATGCCATGGTGCAGTTCGGTGTCCCGGCCTCGGAGACCCGCAGCCAACTCGACAAATTAACAGCGGTCTCTCAGGCCGTTGGTGTTCCGATGACGAAGCTGGCCGACATAGTCGTCAAGCTAGGACCGCAGTTCCAGGCTATGGGGTTCTCGCTAGATGAAGCCACCGCATTGATCGGCAACATGGAGGCCGCTGGTATCGGCAGCGCGAAGGTGATGCGAGGTCTTAATACCGCAGTCAAGAAACTGACCGACGAAGGCGTCACTGATATCCAGGGTGGACTCAGGGCCATGATCGAGTCTATTCAGAACGCCGAGACCGACGCCGAGGCGACCACAATCGCGATGGACCTGTTCGGGGAGTCCGGCCTTAGATTCAAGGACGCAATAGATAAGGGCGTATTCAGCCTCGACGATATGCTGAAAGCGATGGGCGACTCCGAGGGTAAGGTCGCCGACCTCGGAGCGGTGACCCTGACGACATCGGACAAGTTCGACATCCTGAAGAATAGGGTCAAGGGGACACTCACCCCCATCGGTAGCTTCGCCACGGCTCTCGGCCCGATCGTGATCATGGCCCCGGCTCTGGCGACCGGTATCTCAGCGATGGCGGCGTCCCAGACGATAGCCACGGCGGCGACGTGGCTCCAGACGGCGGCGATGACTGCGCTCAATTTCGCTATGGGGCCGATCGGCCTGATCATTTTGGGCATCGTCGCGGCGGTGGCTGCGGCTATTTTGATCTTCAAGAACTGGGACAAGATCGTCGAGACGGTGCAGGCCACCTGGGAAACGGTCTGGAACACGATTAAATCCCTATTCGACACAGTTATGGAGAAACTCTCGGCAGTATTTAATAGCAAGCTCGGCTGGCTTCTCCCTGGCGGTGCGCTACTCAAGGCATTGTTCTTCTTGCGTGATAACTGGAAGACGATCTGGAACGGGATGGTGGCGGTCGTCAAGGCAATCGCGAACCCGATCATTGGCATCATAAACACCGTGATCGGCGCGGTGAATGCCCTATTCGATGCCATGCGTAAAGTCGAGCTTGGCTGGGAGGAGAAGAAGATAGGCAAAGGCCCAATAGCCGTAACTGTCCCTGGATTTAGTTTTGCCCCGTTCGCGGGACTACCAACCATCCCGAAGATTCCGACACTGGCGGCTGGCGGCATCGTCCGGTCTCCGACCCTGGCGATGCTGGGAGAGGCTGGCCCGGAGGCCGTCGTCCCGTTGGGCCGGGGCGGCATGGGCGGAGGGATCACTATCAACATCCTCGGCCCAACGTATGGGTTCGATGATTTCGAGGAGAAGGTCAGCGAGGCGATCACCGACGGGGTCAGGCGCGGCGGATTCTCGGGTGTCCTGGCACCCGCCTAGGAGCAGCAGACATGGCGAATGAGCTGAAACACGGCTCCGTCGGGACGGAGCTTACGCAGGCCGAGTGGGAGGGGGTCGGGACGCACGTCGTTGCCGATCAAGCGGTCGGGGACATCATCTACGCCTCGACCACCACGCAGTTGAGGCGGCTGGGGGTTGGCTCTAACACTAACGTCCTCACTCTCGCGTCAGGGATTCCGTCCTGGGCCGCTCCGGCGGCGGCGGCAGCGGGGTCACTGACGGGGTCGACACTCGCGTCCGGCGTGACGGCGTCCAGTTTGACGAGCCTCGGCACCCTGACCGCTCTGACCGGCGGTACGGGCGACCTGAACTGGGACTCCGGCACCCTGTTCGTGGACTCGTCAGCGGACAAGGTTGCTATCAATCGGACAAGCTCTCTACTCGCTGCACTGGACGTGATAAGGACGGGCTCCTCGGTGC